CCCGCCATCGTCAACCCTCACGACCTCGTATTCACTGGCACGCTCGCTGAGGCCGAGATCACGGCCGCCCATGCGGCGCTGCTCGCCGCGGGCATTCTCGTCCGCTGATCCCGCGCCACCCCCCAATTCCTGACCCGGAGGCATTCCCATGGCCACCATGGACATCTTCGAAGGCGATGCCTTCACCATTGTCGAGCTGACCCGCGCGCTCGAGAACATCCCCTTCAAGCCCGCGATCCTCTCGGGGGCCGGGCTCTTCGGCGCCCGCGGCGTCCGCAGCCGCACCGTAATGATCGAGAGCCGCGACGGCACCCTGTCGCTGATCCCGTTCTCCGAACGCGGCTCGGCCTATGAGAGCCAGATCCCGGAGCGCCGCGAGATGCGCGCCTTCGTCTGCCGACAGTTCAAGAAGCAGGACGTGCTCTGGGCCTCGGAGATCCAGGCAGTCCGTGACTTTGGTTCGGAAACCGCCGTCCAGCAGGTGCAGACCGAGGTGGCGCGCAAACTGGGCCGACTCAGGAACGATGCCGAGGCGACGTTTGAGTTCCACCTGTTCAACGGCATCCAGGGCGTGGTGAAGGATCCCAGGGACGGGGCAACGGTCATCGACTACCACGCCGAGTTCGCCATCACCCCGGCCGCGGAGGTCGACTTCGATCTGGACAATGCCACCCCGGCTTCGGGGGCCTTGCGCAAGCGCTGCCAAGCCATGATCGAAAGCGTCGAGGACAGCCTCGGCGGTCTCGCCGCCGGTCAGGTGCAGCTGCGCGCCGAATGCGGCTCGGCCTTCTTCGCCGATCTGGTCGCCCACAAGGAGGTGCGCGAGACCTATCTAAACACTGCCGCGGCCGCAGATCTGCGCGGGCGCGTGGGCGAGGAGGTCAGCTTCGGCGGCATCACCTTCCGGCGCTATCGGGGCGGGCTGGGCTTCGGCGTGTCCACGGACAAGGCGTACTTCTACCCCGAGGGGGTCGAGGGGCTGTTCGAGATCTACTACGCCCCCGCCGACACGTTCGAGACAGTCAACACGGTGGGTCTGCCGCTCTACGCGCGCATGATCCCAGACCGCGACCGGGACGAATGGGTGCGCCTCGAGATCGAGAGCAACCCGTTGCCGATCTGCACCCGCCCGCAGGTTCTGCGCTCGGCAAGGCGGACCTGATGATGGCTGTCGCAATGGCGTTGGACGCCCTGTTCGCGGATGGCAATGTCGCACGCGACGCCGTCTACACCCCCGAGGGTGGCGCACCCGTCCTCGTCCGGGCCGTGGCGCGCCGGCCCGACGACATCACGACCTTCGGCGAGGCGCGCATCTGGTCGGAAACCATCCGGCTGGATCTGCGCCTCGTCGAAGTGGCGAACCCGCGACCCGGTGACCGCATCGAGATCGATGGCGAGGCATTCCTCATCCAGGGCGAGCCTCTCCGCGACCGCGAGCGACTCGTCTGGACCGTGGACCTGCACCCGGCATGAAGCCTTAGTAGGTCCGCAAACGCTATCAGAAGCGGCTCCACGCTTTCTGAAAGGAGCTCGAGATGTTCTCCCACGCGCTCTCCATGCCCTTGCGCATGTCATCCCAGGCTGCATCGCTTGCCGCCTGCGCTTCCTTCATCTTCGCCTGAGCCTCGTCGCGCTGCTTGCGCATTTCTGCAAGCTGCTTCTCGTAGGCCGCTTGGTTATCGGCTTGCGCGGATTTCGCCTGGGCCTGCATCTTGTCGATCTCGGCGTTCCACTCGTCGAGCTTCGCCTTCATCTTCTCCACATACGCGTCGCGATCCATTTTCTTCTCCTCCATGTCGTAGAAGGCGTAACACACATGCGCGCCAAAGACGAATGACGCCTCCAATGAGACTCGATCTCAAGATCACCCCCGACATTGCGTCGATGATGCGAAAAGAGATCGCAATCGGCGAAAACGCCGTCACCGCCGCCATGCTTGAAGCCGGCACCGGGCTCAAGACCGCTTGGCGCGGCCAGATCATCGGGGCGGGGCTCGGGCGGCGGCTCGCCAACTCGATCCGGAGCCAGACTTACCCGAAGGCCGGCCATAGCCTGAACGCCGCGGCGCTCGTCTGGTCCAAGGCTCCGGTCATCGTCGGCGCCCACGACACCGGCGCGCTGATCCGCTCGCAGGACGGCTTTTGGCTGGCGATCCCGCTGCCCGCGGCGGGCAAGTCCCTCCGAGGAGGCAGGATCACGCCCGGCGAATGGGAACGGCGACGCGGGTTGCGGCTACGGTTCGTCTATCGCCGCACGGGCCCGAGCCTGCTGGTCGCGGAGGGGCGGCTGAACACGAAAGGCCAGGCGGTCGAGTCGCGCTCGAAGACCGGCCGCGGCAAGGTCACCGCGCCGATCTTCCTGCTGGTACCGCAGGTCAAGTTGCCGAAGCGGCTGGACCTCGCGCGGGACGCGGACCGGGCGTTGGACGGAGTGCCGGGGTTGATCGTTGCGAACTGGGTGGAGGTGAAGCTGGGTTGACCTGAATGTAGTCAAGAGTTTGTCGTGTGCTGAAAGTCATTCGGTCAAGAACAATGATTCATTTAGTGGGACTTTAAAACCGAATTAGTTCGGTTGATTGTGAGTGGTCCCAGGATTGCCGTTCAATACAGTTTGCATGAAATGATTGAGGCATTCCGCGAGTCCATGTGCAGTTGGATTAAGATTGCCATTTGCATCATATGCTTTGAGCATCTTCAAGGCGGTCGGAGTTCGTGAACTCACTCCCGTGGAGATAAAAACGAGGCTTTGACCAAGGAATAGGACCGGGCGCTTCACTCTCTTTTCAAAGAGTTAGTTCCATTCGGATTGCGGCCTTTCATCATTCGCGCTCTCTGTGAGCGCGTCCAGCTGATCACTGAGCGCAGCCTTCGCATCTTCGAGGCTCAAAAAGGTCTCGAATGAAAGCGCATCATGATCGAGCGCGTTCTTTGCATTGATGACGATCATTCCCTTTTGGGCCAAGCATTTTGGATCGTCAATCTGCGCAGCGCCGTCTTTTATGCGCTCGAAGATCGTCTGCCCCTGTTTTGTGCTAATGGTCTTGATTGCCAAAGCCCACCTCTCGTCAGGTTGGGTACTTCCGGATATCACGGGGGTGGCATTGAAAATCACATCTGGATTGTCGCCCTTGGCTGCTGTCGGCGAGTCTAGATCAACTTCGGTCCCAACGTGCGCTGCGAGGCAGCCCATATAGAGCTCAACCATCTTGCGTGCGGTATCGTCGTTATAGGGACTACACGTGTTTTGGCTGAGTGAGGCTGCTGCGATCTTTGTCTCAGAAATCAACCGCAAATGCGGAAGGAACTTGGTGAATTCGGGGAGGGGCTCCACCGAAAGCACTTTAGCCGCAAAGTCATGAAGTCCGGCCGCAGCTCGTAGTAAAAATATCTCTCTCATACCACTTGCGCGATCAGGTTGCTTCATTACTTCGATCAGATCAGTCAATGAAAGTAGTTCGTTCTCAAAAGATGATCCCTTCGGGGGGTGTATGTCGTGCTTGCTCAAAAGGGCAAGGAACCTGTCGCCGATGTCATTGGCGTTATGAAACGGAATGAAGGTCATCGCTGTTCTCGATCCATCATGACTATTGGGAAGCATTAGGCGCAAGCCACTGAAGGTAGAACTCGGCTTCTACGCGATAACGTGCAGTCCAGGAACAACGAATGCCCACCTCTCGTGAAACTATCCTCACCGCGCTGCACGCGCGGCTCTCGGCGCTGCCCACCACCGCGCTCCGCGGCGACGTCCTGCCCGAGCGCGTTCCAGCCGAAGGATTGCTGATCCTGCGCGACGGCGAGCCGGGGGAGCCGGAGGTGACGTTGTCCCCGCTCGGCTACCACTACGAGCACCGCGCGGAGATCGAGGCGGTCGTACAGGGCGCCGACCGTGACGCCGCATTCGACACGCTGACCGCCAGCATCGGCACGGCGCTCGCCGCCGACCGCACGCTGGGCGGGCTCTGCGACTGGGTCGAGGCGGAAGCACCGCGCCCCGTGGACCTGCCCGTCGAGGGCGCGGCCAGCCTGAAGGCCGCCGTGATCCCGGTGGTCCTGCACTATTCCACGGCCGATCAGCTCGGCTGATCCCGACAACCCGAGGAGAACACCATGGCACGAGCCCAGGGGGCGCGGGCGCTGATGGCGCTTGCGTTCGAGACGACCTATGGAACGCCGCCCGCGAGCGGCTTCACCCGCATGCCCTTCGCCAGCACCACGCTCGGCGCGGAGCAGCCGCTGCTGAACTCGGAGCTTCTCGGCTATGGCCGCGATCCGCTGGCGCCGATCAAGGATGCGGTGACGGCCGACGGCGATGTCGTCGTGCCGCTCGACGCCGAGGCCTTCGGCTTCTGGCTGAAGGCGGCGTTCGGCGCGCCCACGACCACGGGCGCGGAGGCACCGTACACCCACGAGTTCCGATCGGGATCCTGGACGCTGCCCAGCATGTCGATCGAAACCGGCATGCCCGAGGTGCCGCGCTATGCGATGTATTCCGGCTGCGTGCTCGACCAGATCACCTGGCAGCTGCAGCGCTCGGGCCTGCTGACGGCTACCGCGCGGCTGGTGGCGCAGGGCGAGACGGTCGGGACCACGACGAGCGCCGGCACACCGGCGGCGCTGGAGCTGAAGCGTTTCGGCCATTTCAACGCGGCGATCACGCGCAACGGCGCCGCCCTCGGCAACGTGGTCTCCGCCGAAATCACCTACGCCAACAACCTCGACCGGATCGAGACCATCCGCTCGGACGGCCGCATCGACGGCGCGGACCCGTCCATCGCGGCGCTGACCGGCCGGATCGAGGTGCGCTTCGCCGACCAGACGCTGGTGACGCAGGCGACGGGCGGCGAGGCCTGCGAGATGGAATTCGCCTACGTCCTGCCCTCGGGCGAGAGCTTCACCTTCACGGTGCACGCGGTCTACCTGCCGCGCCCGCGCATCGAGATCTCCGGGCCGCAGGGCGTGCAGGCCACGTTCGACTGGCAGGCCGCCCGCGACAGCGTCGTCGGCCGGATGTGCACAGCAACCCTGATCAACGACATCGAGGTGTACTGACGATGCTGACGCTCGACCTGACCAACGCGCCGCGCTGGCACGACCTCGCGCCCGGCGTCCGGGTGCAGCTGCGCCCGCTGACGACCGCGCTGATGGTGGCGACGCGCAGCGACCCGGCCGTCGAAGCCATGCCCCAGGACGCTTCCGACGAAGAGCGCGCGGTCGCCTTCGGCAAGGCGCTGGCCCGCCGCGCGGTGCTCGCCTGGGAGGGCATCGGCGATACAGACGGCAACCCCATCGACCCCAGCCCCGAGGCCATCGACGCGCTGCTCGATATCTGGCCGATCTTCGAGGCCTTCCAGCTGACCTACGTCTCGAAGGGCCTGCTGCTGGAACAGGAAAAAAACGCCTCCGCGCCCTCGCCGAATGGTCCTTCGGCGGGGGCGAGCGCTACTGCCAAGCCTGCGCACCCTACGAGGGCCGCGAGCAAGCCTGCCCGGACTGCCCGGCGCGGCTGAACCGTCCGGAGACGCCGGAGGGGTGGCAGATCTGGGACCTGGTCGGCCGTCTCGGTGGCCAGCTCCGGGTGCTGCCGGGCGCGGTGATCGGCTGGGACATGTCGGCCGCGCTCGCGCTCGGCGACGCGCTCGGTGTGCCGCCGCTCGCGATGGCCGAACTGCTGCCCGTCATCGAAGCGGTGATGGTGCGGAAGCTGAACGAGGAGCTGAGTGCGAATGGCAGCCCGGGTGTCAGGTCTTGATCTTCTCGATCAGCGAGACGCCGGGCAGCCCCTCGAAATGCGCGTCGCAGCTCAGAAGCGTCGCGCCTTGGGCCTGTGCAGTTGCGAAGATGATTGCGTCGGCGGTGGCGAGCTTGTGATCGCGGCAGGCTTCCGCGGCCGCCAGCGCGATCTCGGTATCGAGCGGAACGACATGGCAGACCTGCGTGAAGGCGATGACCTGATCGGCCTTGTCCTCGCCGACCTCGCGCGTCAGCCATTTCGCCAGCTCGAGCTGGACCATTGTCGGGACCAGCCACTCGGCCTGTTCGGGCAGATGTTCGGCCACCTTGGCGCCGGTTGCCGAGTCGATCAGCCATTCGGTCCAGGCCGACGTATCGACGAGGATCATCAGAACCGATCCGTCCGGTCGCGATAATCGGTGGCGGACGCGCCGCGCGCGAGCCCCTTCAGCGCCTCCCGCTTGGGCACCGGCACAAGCAGGACGCCGGTGCCTTTCGGGATGAAGGCAAAGGTCAGCCCTGCTTCCCAGTGCTGCGCTGCGCGGATCGCCTTGGGGATCGAGATCTGGAACTTCGAGGACAGGGTCGCGGTCTCGGCCATGGTCATACCCTCACTTGATCGATGACGGAAACGTAAGACGCCGATGCGGCGAAAGCAAGGACTCTGACCAATGGCTGAAAAGCGAGTGTCCGTCCGCCTCGCGGCTGTGGGCAGGCGACAGGTTCGCGCCGAGCTGGAAGGCGTGGGCGAAGCCGGGTCGCGCGGCTTTGGACGGCTGAGCCGCGAGATGGAGGCGGCGAACGCGCGGCTCGCGGCGTTCTCGCGGCGGGTGCGTGTGGCCGCCGCTGCCGCAGTTGCCGCCGCGACCGCCGCTGGCGTGGCGATGATCCGGTCCGGCCTGCAGACCGTCGATGCGCAGGCCAAGCTCGCCCAGTCCCTCGGGACCACCGTCGCCTCGATCCAGACGCTGGAGCGTGCGGGCGAGCTGGCGGGCGTGTCGATGTCCGGCATCGAACAGGCGACCAAGGATCTGACGCGTCGCCTCAGTCAGGCGGCCGCCGGGACCGGCCCCGCCGCCGACGCGCTCGACCGGCTGGGCCTTTCCGCCAACGATCTGATCGCCCTGCCGCTGGACCAGCGCGTCGGCGCCATCAACGCGGCGATCGAGAGCTTCGTGCCCGCCGCCGAACGCGCGGCGGTCGCGGGGCAGCTCTTCGGCGAGGAAGGCTCCATCGCCATGAGCCGGATCGACACCGCGACGCTGCGCCAGGCGACGGAGGACGTGCTCGCGTTCGGTGTTGTCGTCTCCGAGCAGGATGCCGACCAGATCGAGCGGACGAACGATGCGATCTCTCGGCTCGGCCTTATCTGGCGCGGGCTGTCAAACCAGCTCGCGGTTGCTGCAGCCCCAGCGCTGGAGGCGGTCGCCGATGCCATGGCGGCCGTGGCCAGCAGGACCGGTCCGCTCGGCATCGCGATCCGTGGGCTCTTCGACAACATCGGCCGCCTGACCACCTACGCCGCCACCTTCGCCGCCTTTCTCGCGGGACGCTGGGTCGCCGGCATGGCTGCCGCGGCGCTCTCCGTCCGCGGCCTCGCCACGGCGCTGGTTGTCCTGCGCGGGGCGCTGATCCGGACCGGCATCGGGGCGCTCATCGTCGGCGCGGGCGAGCTCGTCTACCAGTTCACCTGTCTCGTCTCCGGCGCGGGCGGCTTCGGCGACGCGATGTCGCTCCTGAAAGACCTCGCGGTCGAGGTCTGGGAGCGGATCAAGATGGGCGCTGCTGCGGCGGGCGCAGCCGCCACGGCGATGTTCTTCGACCTAAAAGCCGATGCCGCCTCAGGAATGCAGAGCGCCATCGAGAGCGTCGTCGGTTTCGGCAACACGGCGGCGAACACCTTCGAGGGCGCCTATGAGGCGATCAAGGCGATCTGGGGTCTGCTGCCCGCCGCTATCGGCGACCTGGCGTTCCAGGCGGCCAACAGCCTGGTCGACGGCGTCCAGGCGATGCTGAACGGCGTGGTCTCGCGCATCAACGGCTTCATCGGCGGCATCAACCAGGGGCTCGAAGCCCTCGGGTCGGAGCGGCGCATATCGCTGGTTCCGGACCTCGACCTCGGCGAGATCAAGAACCGCTTCGAGGGTGCGGCGACGGCCGCGACCACCGCCGCGCAGACGGCGTTTGACCGGGCGTTCGAGGACAACCCGCTCACCACGCCCGATCTCGGACTGACTGACGCGGCAACCCGCGCACTCGAGTCCGCGAACCTCTATCGCGGCGCCGCGCGCGATCTGGCCGAGGGCGCCCGTGCGCCGCTGGAAAGCTGGCAGGCGCTGCGCGATGCCGTGCGCGGGACCGACGAGGACGGGGCCGATGTGCTGGCCGACGCCACCGGCGCGGCCGAGCGGCTGGAGACGGTGCCCGGCGATGCCGGGCGCGCCGCGACGGGTGCCGGTGCGGCGGCCGGGGCTGCCGCCGCTGCGGCGGAACCCGCGACCGAAGCTGCCGTCACCGGCTGGCAGGCGGTCACGGCAGCGCTGTCGGACTACGCCAGCAAGGCCCGCGACATTGGCGGAGATATCGGCCAGAGCCTCGTCGGCGCCTTCCAGTCGGCCGAGAACGCGGTCGGCCAGTTCGTACGGACCGGCAAGTTGAACTTCCGCGATCTGGTGACGCCGCTGCTGGCCGATCTCGCCCAGCTCGCGGCGCGGCGTTTCATCCTCGGGCCCATCGGGAATGCGCTCTCCGGCGTGTTCTCCGGCGCGGGCGTTCGCGGGGCTTACGCGGCCCCACTGGGGCCACGGTCCCCGCTCACCTACGCCAACGACCTGCATGCGGGCGGGATGGTCGGATCGGCCGGGCCCTCACGCTTGGTCCCGGCCATGGCCTTCGCCGCTGCGCCCCGGATGCATTCCGGCGGTATGGCCGGACTTCGACACGATGAGGTGCCTGCGATCCTGCAGCGCGGTGAGCGGGTGCTCTCGCGTCGCGAGGCGCAGAGCTACGGCGCGGGCGGCGGGGTCAACGTCACCATCATGGCGCGCGACGCCGAAAGCTTCCGGCAATCTCGCACGCAGGTCGCGGCCGATATCGCCCGCGCCGTGTCGCTCGGGCGGAGGGGCATGTGATGGCGTTTCACGAGGTCCGGTTTCCCGACAACATCAGTCGCGGCGCGCGCGGCGGGCCGGAACGGCGCACCCAGATCGTCGAGCTCGCCTCGGGCGACGAGGAGCGCAATACGAGCTGGGCCAACTCGCGCCGCCGCTACGACGTCGCCTACGGCATCCGCCGCGCCGACGATCTGGCGGCGGTCGTCGCCTTCTTCGAAGCCCGCAATGGCCGCTTGTACGGCTTCCGGTTCAAGGACTGGGCAGACCACAAGTCCTGCCTGCCGTCCCAGACGCCAGCGCCGACCGATCAGGCGATCGGCACCGGCGACGGCACGACGACCGCCTTCCAGTTGGTGAAGCACTACGCCTCGGGCGCGCAATCCTGGACGCGCCCCATCGCGAAGCCGGTGGCGGGCACCGTACGCATCGCCCTCGACGGGGTCGAGCAGCCTTCCGGCTGGTCGGTCGACACGACCACCGGCGTCGTCAGCTTCGACAGCGCGCCCGCCGAGGGCGTGGCCATCATCGCGGGCTTCGAGTTCGACGTGCCGGTCCGCTTCGACACCGATGCGCTCGACGTGACGCTCGACCTCGAGCGGCTCGGCTCGATCACGTCCATTCCGCTTCTGGAACTGCGCCGATGAAGACCCTCGATCCAGACCTGCAGGCCCATCTCGACGACGGCACGACGACGCTCGCCTGGTGCTGGCGGATCACGCGCGCCGACGCCGTGAGCTTCGGCTTCACCGACCACGACCGGACGCTTAGCCGCCATTATTCACCAGGTTCAGATTTTGGTGGTCGGCTGGCTTTATTCCGGAAGGGATGGAGCTCTCGCACAGGCGGGACCGGCGTCCGGGTTGTGAGGCCCGGTCGGCTACTTGTTTTTGTCATGCGGATTGATGTTTCAGGGCGTGCGGGGCGGCTGTGTCAGACCGGTCTTGGTGGCGCGAGAGCATCGAAGAGGAAGCGCAGCAGTCCCTGCCGGGGACAGGACGCCGGCAGGGTCACGATGATCCTGGTCTTCTTCTCGACGATGGTGGCCGCCAGTTTGACGAGGTGCAGGCGCAGGGTGTCGAACTGGGCGCGGCGTCACGGTGAGCGCTTCGGGCAAGCCGCGCGGAGCTTCCACCAAATCCAGTAGGCGCAGCCGTGCAGCATCAGGCGCATCTGGTTGGCGTTCGCCTTTGAGCATGATGTCCGGTCTGATGCGAGATGGGCCTTCCACGCCTTGATGTGGTTCTCGGCCTGGCCCCGGGCGGAGTAGATCTTCTCATAAAGATACTTGCCGCGGCCGCCCTCGAGGTTGGTGACGACGTAGCGGGTGTCCCGACCCATGGGACCAACCTCAACGCGGGCGATGACGCGGCGGGGTTTCGACCACGACCGAGCCGCGCAGGAGAAGGTTTTGAACCGGCGCAGCTTCTGACCCGGCGTCCGGACGTAGCGCGCCGCAGTCGACGTCTCCAAGGTCGAGATGTTCTCCGCCAGACGGCGGTTCTTCGACAGACCGAAGACATAACGCAGGCCAAGAGTGTCACACAGGTCCAGAACCTTGGGTGTGCAGTAGTGGCTGTCGGCCCGCAGCAGGATTTCTGTCTTGGGCCAATGCTTGCGGATTTCCCGGATCAACCGGCGAATATGAGCGGCACTCTCGGCACCGTTCGGGCGGCGGGCCGGGCGCAGCAAGGTTACGACAAGCCGGCCTTCGCCGTCGAAGACGACAATCGGTTGGAAGCCATACTCATCATAGAATGCGTTGAACAGGCGGAGCTGCTGATGGCCATGCACCGCATCGAACGTGTCATCGATGTCGAGCACGATCTGTCTGGGCACATGTGCAAAGGACTGGCAGTAGAACCGGATCATCTCGCGGCCCATGCGGATAAGGGCGCGGGTGTCGGGCAGGTTTTCCATGCGCGAGATCGTCGGCTGCGAACACAAGGCCGGCCCTGTTTCCGGGCCACGCTCCAGCGCAATCCTGAAGCTGGGATCGTGCCGAAGGGCGGTCGCGTCATTGCCGTCTTCATACCCCGCCGCGATCATCATGATCCGGAAACGGATGATGTCACACAGGCTATGCTGAACTTTCGCCGGATCACGCGGATCGCGTAGGCAATCGGCGAGCCGCTGCGCCAGACCCGCCTTGCGCTCGATCTCGCGCAGCAGGGTCAGCCCCGCGTCGGAGCTCATGTCGGCGCCGTCAAACCCGAGCAGGACCGGCTTACCGTTAAGGGGTGACAGGCGAGGCGTGGAGCACGTAGACTGGGTCATGGCGGAGGTCGTCCTGCTGAAAACTGCATGTTTGGCGTAAAAAACCAAAACATACGGTGTTTCAGAGGGTTATGCTACCTCCGCCGCCTTCTCGTAAATTGTCCGGGTTAGCTTCGACGGGACGGATTTCGAGCCCGAGAGCGGGCTGACCGCCTCCGAGGTCCGTTCGGGATCGGACCTCTCCGTCGACGCGCAGGACGCTGAGGGGGTGCTGACCTCGGAGCGCATCACCGAGACCGACATCCTCGACGGTCGCTGGGATAACGCGGCGGTCGAGGTCTGGCGGGTAAACTGGGCCGACACCGGCCAGCGCGTGCTGATGCGGCGGGGCGCCATCGGCCAGATTCGACGCGGGCGGCTCGCCTTCGTCGCCGAGGTGCGTTCGCTCGCGCATGTCCTCGGCCAGACGGTTGGGCGGACGTTCCAGGCGACCTGCGATGCCGCGCTCGGCGATGCGCGCTGCGGAGTGGACATCGAAAATCCCGCCTTCAGGGGCACCGGCGCCGTGATCGATCTCCTGCGGGACCGGGCGTTCACCGCCTCGGGGCTCGGGGGCTTCGCCTCCGGCTGGTTCACTTTCGGCACACTCGAATGGACCAGCGGCGCGAACGCGGGGCGGCGTACCGAGGTGCTTGGCCACGACGTCTCGGACGGCATGGCTGTGCTGACCCTGCTCGAAGCGCCGGTGCGGTCCATCGCCGAAAGCGACGCCTTCATCATCCGCGCGGGCTGCGACAAGCGCCTGGAGACCTGCGGGGCGAAGTTCGCCAACACCGCCAGTTTCCGCGGCTTCCCGCATATCCCCGGCCAGGACGCGGTGCTGCGCTACGCCACCAAGGATGGCGGGCATGAAGGGTCCGTGCTGTGACCTCCGCCGACCCCACTCGCGTCATCGCCATTGCCCGGTCCTGGATCGGCACGCCCTACCACGACCAGGCGAGTCTCCGCCTTGTCGGCTGCGACTGCCTCGGGCTGGCTCGGGGCGTCTGGCGCGAGGTCGTCGGCCCAGAGCCGTTCCCGATCCCTCCCTACAGCCGCGACTGGGGCGAGACGGGCCCGCGCGAGGTGCTGGCCGAGGGCGCGCGCGCCATGATGATCGAAGTGTCGCCTGCCGAGGCCGGTCCCGGCGCGCTGGTCCTCTTCCGCATGAAGCCGCACGCCATCGCCAAGCATGTCGGGATCCTGACCGGTCCCGACAGCTTCCTCCACGCCTATGAGCGGCTCGGCGTGATCGAGGAACCACTCACCGCATCCTGGCGGCGGCGCATCGCCTTCGCCTTCCTGTTCCCCCAACGCTGAGACCCGACCATGGCCACCCTTGTTCTCGGCGCCGCCGGCGCCGCCATTGGCGGTTCGATCGGCGGCGCGATCCTCGGCGTCAGCGCCGCGACCATCGGCGGCTTCATCGGCTCCACCATCGGCTCGGTTGTGGACAGCTGGATCATCTCGTCGCTGGCGCCGACGCAGCGCATCGAGGGCGCGCGGCTCGACACGCTGCGCATCACCTCGGCCACCGAGGGCGCGGTCATCCCGCGGCTCTATGGCCGCATGCGCATGGGCGGCAACATCATCTGGGCGACCGATTTCCGTGAAGAGACGAAGACCACCACCCAAGGCGGCGGCAAGGGGGTATTGTACCCTCAGGTCTGGAAATTCGCTTGAGACGCGGGGCGTGAGCCCGTGCTGGGGCGCCCCAGCACGGGCTGCCCATTCTGGTATTCCATGGAGTTGCAACACGGCCATGGAGAAGAACGAATGGACAGGAAGGATACGGCGCTTGAGGCGGTCTTGGAACAGTTGATCGAGCACGGGCCCGGCGAGATCGCATCGGTGTTCGCGCGGGCTTTCG